TATTTTTTATTATCAATATATATATATGACTTTACAAATTAAAGAACACAAAAATAATATGGAGATATATGATACTCCAAACAATTTAGACAAAGCACTTATAGATGACGACATAAGTCCTCTCCCTAATTATTCTGGCTTTAGTATGTTGATTGTAGGTCCGTCAGGTTCGGGAAAAACAACAGCACTCTATTCAATGATGAGTAAAAGAAAAATTCAAGGTAAGCGTGTCTCATATCGAAAAGTATTTGACAAAATATATATTATATCTCCAACAATGGCGAATGGTTCAATGAAACAAGACCCTTTCAAAGACATACCAAAGAATCAAGTATATAGAAAATTAACTATAGAAGGATTAGAAGAATTAGAAGAGAGAATTAAAAAAAACAGAGAAGATGATTTACATTCAGTGATTATTTTAGACGATGTAGGAAGTGAGATAAAACTATCAGCAGCAGTTCTTAAAAAACTTACAGCAATGCAACAAAACAGGCGACACGATTTCACCAGTTATTTCTGTTTATTACAAAAGTTTAAAGATGCACCAACAGGTATAAGAAATAATATATCTCACCTTATGCTCTTTAAACCGAAGAACGAAATTGAGAAGGAAACTATAGCCACAGAACTTTTCCCCTTTAACAAAAAAAAGTTTCAACAATTGTTCAATTATATTTTTGAAAACAAAAACAGGTTCAGTATGCTTTTTGTGGACATGTCTCTAAAATCCACAAATAAGTTTATTTTCCATAATGGGTTTAATCCTCTCGAGTTGTATGATGAGGAAACCAAGACCACTAATTAAATATTATCAATTTTATATATATATGCCGCCGAAGAAGAAAATGAAACAGAAACAAAAACAAAAGCAAAGTCAAAATGTGAGACAATCAGTGACTGTTAATATTCAACAGAAAACACAACGCAGACCAGTAAGACGATCAGGAACACGAACTGCTCCATTAGTCCATTACCAACAAGCACCAATCCCTTTAGCACCAGCGATTGATTATGGAAAATTAGAACACCAAATAGCGTCCATAAATAATACCATACTTCACAATCTAAAAAACGACCAACGAACAAATAATATAGCGACTGCTCCACCAATCAATCAACCTGCTGAAAATGTAAATTTAATGAGTGGTTTAGCAGCAGCAGAAAGACAAAGAGAAACAGAACAAACAAATAACGATGCACAATTCGCTGGTTTTGAACAACAAAGGGAAGTTGAGGTATCTGATGCAAAAAACAGACTTGCTAATATTCTAAAAAAACAATCACGTAGTGATGTTCCAGAAGCAGAAGTGACAAGAGCAGTTAGAGGAAGACCGAAAAAAGATACACAAATAGCACAACCTTTAAATAGAACAGTTGAAGGAAGTGTGTCAGGTGGTGGTTTCTCTACTCCTGTTGTTAAGGCAGTTGGAAAAAAACTTACACCTAAAGATTCACCTATTGCTGGAAGAACAAGGTCCGCAAACCAAACAGATGTGGCTGGGTTTTTTAGCCGTAATAAACCAAATACTCCAAGTAGATTTATGAAGAAGTAGTCTTTCTTATATAATAAAGGGTGGAGGGTGGAGGGTGGAGACTCCTTGAAAGTTAGATAAGAAAAAGAGGTAGTGCTACATTTATGTTATGTTTCTGCTTTATATAACTTAAGTTCTCAGAAGCCTCCACCCTCCACCCTCCACCCACTCAAATATTTTATCTTTAGTAATTATATATGGAAAATGTCTATGTTATAAATGGTGCAAATATATTCAGTGAAAATGCAATAATACTCGCAAACAAATTCAACATTAAACTTGTGACTGACTTCAAACCCAAAGCAAGAGATATATATATAGTATTCGGCGCTCATGATATAGCATTACAATTATTAGAAGCACAAAAAAATAGTGATTGTGTGTATATCATTATGAACTCTGAACAAATAGGGTCTGTGGTTTTTGAAAATAAGTTCTATATACAACTTATGAAAAATAATTTTGTTTTTGACTATAATCATTTAACCAGCAATTATTTAGAAGAAACCTTCGAAGTAAAAGTTCTGTCATATTTCTTCTTTGACTTTATGAAGTTAGAACCCAAAGAGAAGACAATTGATATATTGTTTATTGGAACTGAAAATGAAAACAGAAAAGAAATCCGAGACAAATTACAAAAAGAGTTTCCTGATAAGAAAATTGAATTCATAATGGACTGGTCGCTTACTGAACCTATAAAAGTAAAAGAAAAGTTATCAGAGGCGAAGTATGTTCTCAACATTCCATATTATACTCAAAACTCTCTTGAAACCCACAGAGTGAATAATGCATTAAGTTGTGGTGCGACTGTTGTTAGTCTGAATAGTAAAGATGCACAAGCAGATGCCTACTATAATGATTATATTTATTTCACTGATGATTTGATTGAGTTTTTTAAAAATGAAGACGAAGTATCTAAAAAATCTTATGAAGAATTGATCAAAGATTTAACAGGTAAAATATACCATCACAACCTTTTTATTATAAAACAATTAATTGATAAAGTTAAGAAATTTTAATATTTAGTATATATATATATGTTAAAAAGAAAAAGGGAGACAAATATTATTGAAAAGTTTATGGAATTGTTTGACCTATTTGATTTAAAAGTAAAAACACTTGCTCTATATTTTGATATTCCATATATGTATTTAGTAGATATAGACACAGATGAAGAACGAGTAAAATTTGTCTCACAGGTATTACAACACAGAACAGGTTTAAAAGTATCAAAAGACCAAAATGTAATAAACGCTAACGATTACTACGAAAAAATTGTAAATGGAAATTTATTATAATACCAGTATATATATGTCTTTAGACGGAAAAACAGGGTCAAATTTAGTAAATCTTGACGGAAAGAGTGATTCAAACAGCATAACCCTATTAAGTGGAATTAATATATCGGTAATTGAAAACCCTACTGATACATATACTATTAATGCTATCGCATCTGGAGCCGAGTATAGTAATACAGACAACAATCTTGTTATCGATAATGTTAGTGATATTATAAATTTATCAACGACTATAAATGTATCTAATATAAGTGCTGATTTAATAACCTCAAAAAATGTTCAAATCGGTTCATTTGCTTCAGGTAATAACGCTGTATTTTCTCATAAAAATTATTTTAATAATTTAAGTTATGCTTTTGCCCAGTCACCAACAGGTATTACCTTGATTAATTCGGCAACAGATAGGATATGGGTTCTTAAAAATATGAGTTTGTGGGGTGATTTAGATGCATCAGGAAATATTAACGCTTCAGCATTAAATACATCATCATTAATAATACCTGATGATACTATAAAAAAAAATAAAATAATAAATCTCAATACCTCGCTTGGTAGTCTTTCTAATTATATTGGTTCATTAAATACATCTGTTTCAGGTTTATCTGGTGATATAACTACTTTAAATTCAAATGTTTCAAATATGTCTAGTGATATAGCGACTTTAAATACATCTGTTTCAGGTTTATCTGGTGATATAACTACTTTAAATTCAAATGTTTCAAATATGTCTAGTGATATAGCGACTTTAAATACATCTGTTTCAGGTTTATCTGGTGATATAACGACTTTAAATACATCTGTTTCAGGTTTATCTGGTGATATAACGACTTTAAATTCAAATGTTTCAAATATGTCTAATGATATAGTGACTTTAAAATCAAATGTTTCAAATATGTCTAATGATATAGGAACTTTATTTGGTGCGGGTTCAAATTTATCGGGTGATATAGCGACTTTAAATACAAATGTTTCAAATTTATCTAATAATAAACAAGATAATATTACTCTTATAGCTGGTGCAAACATTTCAATAAGCAAACAAAATTCTTCTTGGACTATTGAATCATTAGCATCAGGAGGAAGTCAATATAGTAATATTGATAATAATCTTGTTATTGATAATGTAAGTGATACTATAAATTTATCAACGACTATAAATGTATCAAATATAAGTGCTGAAATAATTACTGCTGGAGTTACAAGAATTAAAACAGGAAATATCAGCGATGCTCTTTTTGGAAATTCAGAATTAGTAGATAATACAAATTTTTATGCTATAAGACAATTATCAAATGGAAAAACTTACATAAATAGTTATGATAAATCATTAACCTTTAGAAAAACAGTTGTAACCACAACAAATGGAAAATCGGTAAGGACGCTTGGTGATATGACTTGGGACGGAAACACTTTATTAGGTAATAAATTAAAATTTTCTGAAGTAAATGCTTCTACTTTAACTATACCTACTAATAGTATTACACAAGATAAAATATCAGGTCTCGACACTTCATTAGGCAATCTTTCTACTGCTATAGGGACTTTAAATACAAATGTTTCAAATTTATCTTCTAACATAGCAAATCTAAATACTTCTGTTAGTGATTTGGGAAATATTGAAACTATTGCTAGAAATTGGGCGCAATCTTCATCGCCTCCTGACCCTAATAATGCAAGTAGTAAGTCTTCAAAAACTTGGGCGAGCAGAAGTGAAGAATGGGCACAAGGTGCTGGACTCCCGGGTGGTGTGGGAACATTAAGTGCTATGGGGTGGTCAATAGCAGCGGGAACAGCATCAGGGACAGCAGTTGGGGCAGCAACGGCAGCAGGTTTATCGCAAACAGCAGCGTTTAATTCGGCAGAAGCCGCTGCACTATCTGCATTTGCAGCAGATGAATCAGAAAGCAATGCAGGAGGGTATAGTAATAAATCCAAAGACTGGGCTCAATCAGGATTATCGCCTGACCCTAATAATGCAGATGCAAAAAGTTCAAAAACTTGGTCTAATAAATCAAAAGATTGGGCGGAAAGCACATCCGAACCCGGTGGGCAAGATACTAAAAGTTCTAAATCGTGGGCTGGTAAATCTGAAGAGTTCAGAAACAATTCAAGGGCTTGGGCGCAAAGTGATGATGAACCAGGTGGGCAAGATTCTAACACAAAGAGTTCAAAATCTTGGTCTGAAAAATCAAAAGATTGGGCTGAATTGAATACTCAGCCAGGTTCAGATGGGACAAAGAGTTCAAAAACTTGGTCTAATGTTGCTAAAGATTGGGCTGAAAAGACAACAGCTCCCGGTGGTGGAACAACAAAAAGTTCAAAAAGTTGGTCTGCAATATCTTATAATTGGGCTGAAAGCAGTAGTCAGCCGGGTATTGTCGGAACAAAAAGTGCAAGGTCTTGGGCTCAAATAGCAAAAGACTGGACTGAAGGAACACCACCACAAAATACAAATCCAGCAGCACCACCAGTAAGAAGTGCTAAAACAATCGTGAATGATTTTAATAATTCCTTATCAACAGGTTTAGTAGTAAATTACGTCAAGCTTGGAGCTCTTCCGGGAGGAAGTGATTCCCAAGCGACATTTATGAATAAAGAACAATACTTCCCAAATGCAACTCTTGCCGATCAAATAAAAAAATATTGTTTGATGCAAGACACAAATGGAATTTCCTATTTGAATAGTCCATTAAGAATTTTTATGAAAATAAACAATGAGAGTAAAATGGTGATAGAAGAAGATGAAATCGTAGTATATGATAACATGTCTGTAAATGGTGAATTATCCGTAAGCAAAATAAACCCTATCACAGAAGCATCAAGCTTTAAAGTTCAACATGTCCGGATAGGATCAATGCCCGGCGGAAATGCCGATCAGGCAACTTTTATGAATAAAGAACAAACGTATAGTTCAGATGAATACCCCGGAGATGCCGAGCAAAAAAAAACATATTGTTTAAGGCAAGACGCAAATGGAACAAGTTATTTGAATAGTCCATCAAGAGTATATATACGAATTAAAAATTCGGATAAAATAACGATAGAAGACGATGAAATCGTAGTAAAAGAGAACATGTCTGTAAATGGTGAATTAACCGTAAGCAAGATAAACCCTATCACAGAAGCATCAAGCTTTAAGGTTCAACATGCCCGGATAGGAAAACTGCCCGGTGGAAATGCAAACCAGGCAACTTTTATGAATAAAGAACAAGAGTATCTTTCAAATGGATACCCCGGAGATGCCGAGCAAATCAAAACATATTGTTTAATGCAAGACGTAGCTGGAACAAGTTATTTAAATAGTCCAACTCAAACTTATATTAGGATTGCAAATGAGGATAAGATGGAAATTGTGGACAATAAAATCAAAATGCTAGTTCCGTTATATATAGACGACTTAAATGTCAGTTCAGCAATATCCGATTTAAATAGCAATAAACAAAACAATATAACGTTAGTGGCTGGAGCAAATATTTCTATCACAGAAGACCCTGCCGATACATTTACTATAGAATCAACTGGGTCAAATTTATTATCGGGAACAAATAATATATCAGTTTTCAATAGTTCTATCGATTTATCTTCTAATATATCAACTGACAATTGTTCTCTCAAAAACTTAAGTGCTAACGAAATAACATCGGGACTGGCGAGAATAACAACCCAAACAACAGGTAGCTCAATAGCAGTTTTCGGTAATAAAAGTTTAACAAATTTATCAAAAAATTTTGCTATAGGTCAATATGCTACGGGACAGACTTACGTCCAAAGTTATAATAATAACATAAATTTTAGGAAAAGTCTTCCAACTGGCTCTTCTAAAGATATGGTTTATAGTGGCGATGATTTAAAAGTGAATAATCTTAAAATAGGATTAATTGGTTCAAATGTTGGTTTAGCACATACAACATATTTTACCACAAATGGTTACGCTATTTCACAAAGTTCAACAGGACAAACATATCTAAATTCAGGAACAACAAAAATAATAGCAGTTAAAGGAATGGATATATCAGGAACAACAAATATATCTTCTGTAAATGCGTCAAATATATCAACAAAAAACTTAAGTGCCGACGAAATAACATCAGGTTCAGCAAGAATAACTGGAAATACATCAGGAACAGATTACGCAAGTTTTGGAAATATTAGTCGCCCGGATGAACCAGCAATAACTCAATCATCTGGAGGAGTAGTAACAATAAACTCTTATCAAAATTTTATATATTTAAATAAACATATAAACGATGGATCGATGAGGTCGCTATATTTTACTGGAACTGAATTAGTTATGAGTCCTGTTAAAATTGGAGGAATAAATGGAGATGCTATATTCAGTAATTTAAATCATTATAATATACATGATTTTGCTTTAGCACAAAGCGATGACGGACAATCTTGGTTAAGTTCAGGCACAACTTCAATTAAAACCCTTAAGGGAATGGATATATCAGGAAATATAAACACATCTTCTATCAATTCGTCAAATGCTTCTTTTGATAATTTATCGATACCTGATAATGCTTTAAGTAAAGATAAAATAAACGGTCTCAATACATCGTTAGACAATTTATCCATTACATTTGAAGACCCTGATGGAAATAACGTCAATAACAATAAGACGGTTATTATTCCATATGATATACAATTTCTTTACCCAAATCTAGTTGAGGCTGTTGATGAATCAATGGGGTTTAAATATGTAGAAATTCCATACAAAATTTATTATGAAGATATACGAGGTAGTGATGCTGTGTATCATGAAAGCGCTACTGATAAAAGAACAGTTATTATTCCTGATGTAATAGACTTTGTAAATGTAAGCAATCAAAATATCGTAAATGTGACGAACAATACAAGAAGTGTGATAGTCCCAGAGTATATTAATTTTATTGATACATATGGTAATAGCGTTATTCAAGATGTTCAAGGGGTAAACACAATTACCTTGAATAATGCAGCCCCTACAGATACATTTGAACAGATAGTAATCAGGAAAGCAGGTTTTTCTATGTCAAATGATGACGATTGGGTTATGCACCATCAAGGAACAAGTTTCGATTTAAAACTGGGTGGAGTTACCACTAAATTAAGAGTAAATGCAGATGGAAACACTTTTGTGTGGGGTGACTTATGGGCAAGGGACTCTACAACAGGTCCGTTTATGGGGTTTGGAGCACTCGGTTCAGCATATGCCTGTTGGGCACGAGGGTCATTTAGAGGGTCAGCAAGTCAATACGCAATGATTCAAGATGCGTTTGGAAACGTTCACATAAATGGTAATCCGAGGCTTTATTTAAAGCACAAAAACAATACGAAAATGTATATTAAGGGATCTGGAGTTTACACAAGTAATAATGTCAATGTAAATAGTGACGACAGGTTAAAATATGACGAACAAGACATTTCGGGATTAAATGTTATACGACAATTGAATCCAAAAAAATATATTAAAATAGATTTACCTTTTGTTAAAAAAAAAAGGCGATATTATGATAAAAATGATATAACCATTATAGATGACTATATTGAAGATATTTGTATGAATGAGATAAATGATATATCGTTCAACGAATATTATGATGATGATGACTATATACACAAAGAGATAATAGAAGAAGAAGATGTAGATGAATTTGTAAGTGAAGAAGATATATCTAATGGACAAGTAGAAGTAGGACTTATAGCACAAGATGTATTAGAAACTGATATAAGTTTTGTAGTAACTCAACAAGATATTTTAGAGGACATGAACGGCAAACCTTTGTTTCAACCTTACGCTGTTGATTATGGTTCTGTGATGCCCTATTGTATTCAAGCAATAAAAGATTTAGACACTATCGTTCAAGGATTAAAAGACAAGATAAACAATTTAGAAGCAGAAAATAATATATTAGAGGCAAGGGTTCATGAATTAGAAAATGTATAGTATATATATAATGTTCTATATGCTTCTCATATTCCATGACACAGATTGTTCTATATTGAATTCGTTTATGAAATTTAACACCATTAAGGATATAATAAAATGGAGTAACAACCTTATTAAATATTCAGATAGTAAAAAGAAAACAAGAGTTTATAAAACTGCAAAATCATTCTTTAGGATTTTCAAAGTCGAATCAGATGATGAAGAGTTATACTTTAAATATAAATATAGAGACTTAAGATATGTATGAGTTAAATGTAGATGAACAGTATTTTATTTTTTTAATTTGTGATTATTGGAATAAACGAAATCAATTAATTCAATATTTAAAAAATAAAATATTATAAGAGTATATATGGAAGAATTAAAACAAGTCGTTGAATCTTTAGAAGTATCTGACAAATCCAAAAAAGTTTATTTAAGTTTAGTGAATCGTTTAGGAAAATTTAAATTTAAATTTCCATTAAAGAAAATAGAGAAAGAAAGTTATGTCTCCGAATTCTTATCTCAATTCCCAAAGGAGTCCACGCGTTTAGACCTACTCAATCTTATTATAGTAATCAGAACTAAAAAAGATTTAGAGACAAAAAAGTTGAAGGAGTTGAGGTCTTCCATTCAAAAGGAAAGGGTGACTAATAATGTTGTGACTATGAAGGAGAAGGGAAAGGAATTAGAAACTTATGAATCGTTCAATGAACATTTAGATCAAGCACACGAGTCAAAGCAATGGACTAAATATATAGTTAATTATTTATGGAAAACCTTTTCTGTTAGGAATGAAGATGTCAATGTTGTTATTGTGAAGAGTATGAAAGAAGCGAACGCAAATCCAGATAAAAACTATTTAGTTATTCAAGGGTCTAAAATAAAATACATTCGAAATAAATACAAGACTGTTAAGAAGTATGGAAAACAATCTCATATAATATCTGATTCTAATTTTGTATCTGCTGTAAAGAAACATGGTGAAGGAGAACTATTGAAGGGAAGTCAGATTGGTAATGTATTAAGAAAGTTAATGATTAGAAAGATGGGAGAAGCTGACGTTATGAAAATGATGATTGACTATTATTTTGATAAGGGAGACACAGAAGCAATAAACAAAATCGCAGACACACGTGGAACTTCTATTGACACAATCAAGAAATTTTATAATATAAATGCTGAAGAGGAAATCATTAGAGAGATTTAAATATTATATTAGATAGATATATAATGAACGATCACTATATATTTGTTAATAAACAATCACTAATAGGAGGAGTTATAAGATTCAAGTTTCCATACAATGATATGTCTCGTGTTCCGAATATGTCTATTAAATTAATACAAGGGACTTTAAAACTACCCAACGCTCATCTACCTGATGGTTTAATATGTAAGATGGAAATTCCAGCAAGTAATTATTCGTCTGATGATAACACAGGAACTACATTAGGAATATTTAATTATATGACACATACAAATTCTGATTATGGTTATAGATACCAAACAATAGACTCACCATCATATAATATAAATGGCTCTAACTCCTATATAGAACTCGGGTTCTTTAACAGTTCTGGAACAAATTACAATACTGTCGTTGACAACGTTAATCTTCTTTTTAAATTAAGTTTTCCAAAACCTGACGAATTAGAAATGGATTATCGAAGCAGAGTTCCTCTTCCATCACGATTAATTTGAAAATAACATTATTAAATTGAAAATAACTTATTAAATCACATTAATATATTATAAAAAGGTATTTAAAATGATATTAATTTAAATTAATATCATTCTTTTAAGTGAAAAAGTCGTTTATTAATGTAAAAAGAACTTTTTTAATGTGAAAACATATAAAAGATATGTCTTTATATGTTTTTATTGTGTATATAATTAATTTGAAAAGAAAAGAAGGCGGAGTAGCCACTCGTTCATAGAGTTTGTTTATATCTAAACCGAAATCGTCCATACGCCTTGACCTCTGGTGTCTAACGAAAGTAGAACAGTGAAATGTGCGAAGAAGTCTAATTGTGCATCAGCAGTAGCACCACCCGAGTATTGAGCAACGAACTGGACCACACTGGAAATGGTGGATAAACCCGAGTAGATGGTAGCAGATTTGCCGTCAGATAAACCAGTTTCGAATTCAACAGAGGCAAGGAATGTTCCGATATTAGAAGCTGTGCTGTCAGCAGGGGTTGCGTTTGATGCACCAGCAGTTGTCCCATCAGGTGCATCTTCCATGAATGGATTAGCACGAACAGTTTCTGGAGCAGACCCGTCCATGTCATTTACTAATATATTGGTGGAGGATTTAATAACACCTTTTTGAATCGAACAACCATCTCTGAAATTTACAAGCGAGTGATTCGATATCATTAGTTCAGCCCAGACTTCAGCGCCTTTAGCAGATACATCAATCGGGACAGCAGGATAAGCCTCGGAGTTAATTTGATATTGATAACGAGTTAAACCATTAACACAACGATTACCTATAGAATAAGCACCAATAGCAGTAAGGGTAGATTGTGGTCGTTGAATCATAATAATTCTTTCTAAACTAGAAACCGATATACCAAGATTAGCAGTTGCCGAGGTTACACCCGAAGCAACATTTGCTCCAGCATTCATATAAGAAGTAGCAAGGATATTGTAGACACCTCCATTCATTTGGTCAACCCTTGCTTGAGCGCCTGGCGATAATTGAGTCATTAACGAAACC